CACCTGAGCGCATGCCGCCTGTAGCTGATGCGTTGCGAAGTGCAGCTTGCTCGTTCATTGCTTGAAGGTTTTGAAACTCCGGTGAGTTTTGATAAGCTTGCGCGTCGAAATTGAACTGCTGCGGCGCACCTTGTTGTAGGTATTGCTGCAAGTACGGCAAAGCCTGCTCACCAAAATTCATGTATGGCGACAAGTAGCCAAGCGCTTGCTGCATGGATTGGTCAATAGCTCCGGTCGCTTGCTCTGCGCCTTGCTGGAATCCCTTCTGCGCTGTTTTCCCCGCCTTATTGCCTCCGAATGCAGGAAGCAAACTGCTGGCAACTGAGCCACCTGTTAACACTGCGCCTATGCTCATCACAAAACCCTCTTAAAAACATTTATATCATTGTAGCACCCGACAAAATCAAAGCCTAGCCGATGCGCCATATTCTTGGCGGTTTGATACTCAACACCCGCGCAAGTAGTCAAAGTTTTGACGCCCAAGCTTTTGCAGTATTCCATTATCTCAGCAGCCATCAGCCTAGAGCGGACAACGTATTCTTTCGGACAGACAATGTGAACCTCTGCATCATCGCCATCAATTAACAGCGTAAACGCCATTGCATATGGTGCCTGTTCAACCATGTAGCAGTCTGCGACAATATCAGCATCAACCACAATACCACGGCTTGCAATGTATCGCCGCATCTCATCATGGCTGCATCGGCGTATCAAATGTATTCCTGCCATTCGACAATCAACCGACCTGATCCGCCTGCGCCTGATGTTGCAGTGAATGCTCCGCCGCTAGATGCAGAACAGCCGCCACCACCCGCACCGCTGTTGTCAATGGCGCTTTCTGCAATTCCAGCAGCAGCAGCTTCAGCGGCACCGTCTCCGCCATCCCCAAACAAGCCAGCCCCGCCGCCCGTCGCTAAGGTTGCAGTGTTAATCCTTGTCTGACCGCCTTGGAAGCTTGGTGAGTTTTGCGCCTCAATGGTTCTGATGTCGCCAGTTGCTGTGCCAGTTGTTATTGAGTATATCCGCACCAAAGCGCCTGCATTGAATCCGCCTTTGGGCTGTATACTGGTTGGGGTTGAACCAATCCCCTGCTGACCACCTTTAAGTGTTAGAAGCGCACCAAAGGTAGTTGCGCCGCCTGCATTGCCGTCTATGTTTGCCGTTGTGGTTACGGGTGCGCCGCCAAGTCCGATGGTTACCGCATACGCATCGCCAGCCGCTACTGGTATCGGTTGTTTAATGGTGTAAAAGCCGCCGCTGCCGCCTGTTGAGAATCGTGGGCTCGTTGCGTTGCCAAACCTAGCACCGCCGCTACCACCGCCACCGCAGCCAGTAATATAAACAATATCGCCCGCCAGGTTATCCGGTGCCGTAAACGTGCCATCAGCTAAAAACTCTTGCATGCGCCAAATTACTGAGCGCCTTGGAATGGCTGATGCCGCTTGAATGGCTACTTTATCTATACTTTCAGTAAGCTCTAGACCGTTAATGACAGCCTGCTGCCTTGATATTAGCGTGCCAATGTTATTCGGTGCCATGCCAATAGCCTGCAACTGATAGGCGGTCATCGCCACCAGTGCAAGGTCAGTCTCTGGCGTGTTTTCATTCAGCCGAGCAATGTTAAACTCTGTGACTTCTTTTAGTTTTGCGTAATCAATGCCAAATCCCATTAGAAAATCCCTATGATTGCAAGCGTCCGAACTTCTTCAATATCTTCACGAATGATGACCAACTCAGCATCAATCCGCACAATGTCATCCTCTACCGCATCAACCCGCAGTTCGAGCGCGTCAACCTCGGCTTGCACATCATCAATCTGCTCAGCAGTCACATCCCTTGTGCGCTTTAAAGCCGCGTAATCTGATGAAAACACCTCTATCTGCCTAGGTGCCATCCCTGAAGCTGAAAACGTGCTAGAGATATCCCTGTCCGTAAACAGGTAATCAGTGACCGACTCTGCTGCTTTACCCATAAGTAATCACCAATTTGCTGAAGTTTACGCGCTGCTTAGATAGCACCCTGACTCTAGTGCTGAACATGCGATCTACATATCCGATGCGCCGAGTGATTAGCGAACCGCCGAAAACGGATGGAGTAGAATATAATTCTATCCATTCAGCGCCTTGAAACACGCCATCATTACTGACTGAGATAAAAGCTGACATATCAGAAGTGCCAAAGCCAGTAACTGTATCAAGCTCGATTTTGCTTACTCTGACTTCCTCCAGCGGGATTAGCGGCGTCTGGACTTCAAACTCTACAAGTTGGCCATCTTGCGCAGCGCTTTCTTTGTCTAAGCTGAATATCCGGCCGTCAATCGCGCTTCCATAAACCCATTGCCGCCGCGCAGGGTCATAAACGCCATTGGCACCAATCCAAACGCCACCATCAACACCAGTTGACAGAACAGACCAGCATTCGTTCGCGCCTAGAGCCTTCGCTGCTGAATAGTTGAATACAAGCGTATGCCTAGGCAGTCTCACAATTAAAAGCTCGTAACGCTCATCGACACGAGATTCAAGCACCGTTGTAGCTAATTCGTCGGCAGTGTATGAAGCGAGGATGGTATCAACTGTGCGTGTTGAGATTGATTGAATATCGCCAGCGCCTACACCGTAAACCGATGGAGACTCGCCAGCTCGACCGCCAACAATGAAGATACCACCAGCTAACATGGTCTTTGCGTAAGTGCCGACAATGCCAGCGTTGATTGCTTTTTGCGGAATGTTGCTAAAAGCAAAGAACTCATTAGCCTGGTTAACGAACCACTGCATGGTGTTAGAGCCAAACGCAATCAGCAGACCTTCTTGGGTAGCCATCACGCCAAGCGTGCTATCCGGTGAAATCTCAGCAGTAGCGAACTGTAACGGGCTTACTTGCGTTTCATCGTTGATATCTGTGTGATACAGATATTCTCCATCAGTGAACACGTAGTAACCAGCAATCCAACATCCGTCTATCGGCGCACCTAAGTCTAAGTCGAGAATGCGCGACAACGTGCCATCGTTTTTGTACAGCCATGCTTTCTTATTGGTGACTATCAAAGTCGAGTTAAAAGAATAAGCAAGCGAAGCCTGCTCATTACCCAGAATCTCTCCGATGTTGGTCGTGGAGCCATCAACGTTGACAGAGTAGAGTCTATCACCGATGACGCGCAGATGCTTTTTCTGGCGCTCGTTGTAGATAGCGCCACGGTCGTAAGTCTTACCAAGCTCGTTGTTGATGAGTTTTAAGCCGTCATGCGCCAGCATGTAGCCAGCAGCGCCTCGAATGTCTTTGGGAATGGCTAGAAGGTTTTTGGGAAGGAAATCTACATAATCCGCCCCCTCTACTTTATCGCCGCGAATGATTGGAACGGGTAGCTTTGCCATTTACATTCCTTAATCGCAGCAGCGTTTATAGTTGCCGTAAAACCGACGATACCGCACAGCCGCGCGCTGACCTGATCCAATAGGCATGCGGCGACTGTAAGCAGAGCCAGCCTGTGATGCTAAACGTGCGCCCATGTTAGACAGAGATTGATTAGCCTGCATGACTAACACCTGATTAACGGACTCCGGTGAGAAGTCAGGCCACACGCGCATAGCTAGGTTTGTGATAATCGCTTGATTCATCCAGTCTTCCAATCCTGATAATGAAGACGGCTCGGCAGGTGACTCAAAGTTGTAACCCGTTTGCATTCGGGTTTCAAACTCAGCCATCATATCTTCTAGCCTGTCGAGTGCCAGAGTCATGTCAGACTGACTTGCCACGCCAGTTACGCCAGTCCTCAGTAGTTGAGAATATGCGCCGTTAACTAAATCAGCCTTTGTTTTCATCAGCTACCGCCTTGGTTTTGGCTGGCTCCTCACCTTCAAATACAGCAACAAGCTCACCACTTTCTAAGCCGCGCTGCGTTTCGTCTAAGTCTTTGCGAACTAATTCGCCTGTTTTTGCGTCGTATGTTTCGTACATAATTTAGCCCTCGGTTGTGTTGGTTTAGTATAACCCCAAACCCGCAAATAAAAAAGGGAGCCGAAGCTCCCTAACTATACCGCTTAATCAAAGCTGGTAACACTCTCTTGTCTGGCTCTAGGCTTCCTAGCTCTATGGCAAACTGCAACTTCCTTTTCTTCCATGCAAGGTGCGCTTCAATTGGATCGCTAAAGGTGCCAATCCTTTCTTTTTTATTGATTAAAGGGTTATTACAGTAAGCTGCGTATGTGCCATCCCTTTTATCTAGACCAACCCCAACAGGCAATCCCTCACTTGAGGCTTTTCTAGTCACTATAAATTTATTCAGTTTTCCACTAATGAAGCAGCAGCTTTCTTTGTTGTACTCTTTACTGCTTGGATCAAGCAAATCCTTATCAAGCTCCCTTCCATCCCACGACTGAAGCTCGACCCACGCTTTAAATGCACTAAATACAAGCCATTCGCTGCAAACCGAAGTTTCATTGTATGAAGGATGCCTTAATTTATAGGCGGAGTTGTAACATCTGCATAGCATGTTTTGCCATTTTGCGTATATAGGGCAAACATCGAAGGAAATACCGTTAATTTTTTTTGATTTCTGGTAGCTGGTGTCATCTAGGCCAACTCCATATAAAAGCTTTCTCATAACTATCACCATTAGTTAGTCACCGATTGGAAGGTATGCGGCAAACAGTCGGTGTTCTGTTTTTCGGGAGCTACCCTAGCCGCAAAGTCATTATAGCAAATAAAAAAGGACGCACAAGGCGTCCTCTTTGATTAGTTTCCTATCAGAATCGAATGGCCACGCCATTAGCTGAAGGATTTTTGTTCGTAATTCCGTACCAACAGAAAACTCGGAACTTAAAGTTCATTGTGGTTGAGTTGGCATCATACAACATATACATCTTCTGACCAGACTTCAGGGTTTCGCTGATAACACGCTGACCGCCGAACTGGTTGAAGTATTGAGCCGGAATCTCACCGTGGAACACTTCGATAGACTTCTTATCGAAGAACACTGAAGGACGCGCCAGCGCATCAATGTTCACGCGGTTCATTGTCGCGGTTGACAAGATGCGGGTATTGATGTTGCCGTAAGCTTGTTCCAGTGGCGACAGTGCAGGGTCATTAACAGCGATTGGCTTAGGATAAACCTGAACCGATGTACCGTTAGGCTTGGCAACAATGCGGAATGTCATTGCTTGATCAGTCACTGTTTTATCAGTTAAACCGACAGCCTTAACAGTCACGCCGCCGTTGGCGAATGTAACGATGTCGCCTACGTTGTAAGCTGCTGAAGAAGTAACCAGAATCGTACCAACGCGGTAATCGATGTTAGTCACTACGCCAGTCGCAGACACTGAGCCAGCTTCAGGCTTCAGTGATACGTTAGCTGTAACGGTTGTTGCTGGGTCTGCACCGCCTGCGATTGTAGACAGGTAAGAGCCAGTGTAAACGTCAAAGCCTGCAACGTTTTGCGCTAACTGACCAGATTCCCACACTGTGGCAGGGCGACCTTGTACAGTTTGACGGCCTGACAATTCAGTAGCGAAAGCCAGGTTATCACGCGGTGACAGAATAAACTTGCGCTGGTCAGCCATTGCTTGACGCTCATCCATAATAGTCTGAGCTTGAGCGATGAAGTTAAAACCGCTTGTGGTGTTGGTGCGGTAAGCCAAAGAGCCTGTGTTAGTGATAACGTCAGAGACCGCTTTGTTCAGGATTGCACCCTGCTTGCGGCCTGATTCTTTACCAGCTTCAGCCCAAAAATACGAATCGCGCAAGTCGTCAGCGCGTAACTCAACCAAATCGTTGGTTGGAGTGCCGAGGATTGCAGGATAAGTTTCTTGGATTACGCCTTGCTCTTGACCTGTCAAATCCCAACCTGATAGCACTGGGCGATGTTGTTGCACGCCGCGCCAAGTGAAGTTGGATGAGTTTTGAAGATTACCGCTTGCAGATGTAAAGCTATCCACTAAGCCTAAAATCTGAGTTTGTTCTTCATGTGTTTCGATTGCGTTCTCGAAAATGACTTCTGCAATCTTACCTGTAGTTGATGCTGCCATGATTTAAATCCTTACCAATTTGATGTATTTATGCCTTTAGCTTTCGCAGCCCGTTTAAGGTCAAACGCTTTTTGGTTGTCGCCAGCTTTTGAGGATTCGCGGTACTTTTTCAGTAACGCAGCTTCACTTGCTGGAACTCCCGCAGAGTCACCTTTTAACGGCGCATCTGGCGCAGGCGCTTTGCTTAGGTTTTTAGTCGGGCTTGCAAACTTAGATTTCAGACCGCCAAGATATACCGCTGCTGATAAACCTGTTGAATCTTCAATCATCAGTCGCTTAAACTCCGACATTGCAGCCTGATTTACACCTAGATGCGCGACCACCTTTTCTGAGCCGTTACCGATACGCAAAATAACTTGGTCTGCCACTGTGTCGCCGTTACCGTTCGTAATCACGTTCAACTCTTGGCGAAACCTTGCGTCTGCGTTTCGGTATTTCTGCTCATCAATCGCACCAGCTTCAATCAGCTTTGCTGCTCGTTCATAGTGTTCGTTCAGTCCAGCTTCTAAACGTCGTTGCGCTTCTGCTTGCGCTTCTGCCTGTCGCTGGTTGTTCAAAGAGCCATTGAGTTTTGCATCAATCAACTTGCTTTGATAATCAGCCATCGCTTCGGCGTATGCGTCCTCGTCAAAGTCGTATTCAGATAGTTTCGGCACTTTGATTGCTGCCGCCTGTGGTACTTGTGGTACTACTCCAGACTCTAAAGCCTCAATCTTTTTGCGCAGCAACTCTAACTCTGAATCCTTCTCATCTAGCCGAGCGCGCAGCTTGTGCTTCATCTCGACGTGTTTAGCCACTGGTACTGCTTGTGCCGCTGGCTCATCGGCTTTTAGCCATTCTTCCCCGTCATCTTCGGCTTGCGCTTCGCTTTCATCTTCGGGTTCAGTTGCTTCTGAAACGTCAACAACATCCTGTAGCTCGACTTGCTCGGGTTCAGGCTTGCCTTCCACCTTCGCTTCTTCAGCCGCATTTAAGGCCTTTAATTCTGCCAGTGTTTGCATAGATTTTTACTCGCTATGATTCGATAAACCTAGATGCCATCTAGTAAGGATTGAAAATTGACCGCTTTTCAATGTGCGTAGTTTTATTATCTGTCAAACTTTTGACAGTGTCAATTTTCTGGCGCATGAAGCGTCAAATCTTTGTTGTTGCGCGGGTGTTGTGGCGGTGCTATGTTTTGGTTTTGGCTTAACTAACTGGAGAAATTTATGGAATTTTTAAAGGTGTTTGCTGTTATTTTTGCGATGCTTGGCGCTTTCGTCTCGTGGATTGTATTTATTTTCTTGATTGCAAACAAGTCCAGCAAAACTGGCAAGAAAAGGTACACGCTGCTTGCTATTGTTCTTATCTTGGCGACCGTTTCTTTTTTCCTTGCTGCCATCTTCATGGGCGAACATACTGGGGTGTGTAAATGAAAGCAAATTATGATTTGTATATGTGCAGGGTCGCACAACTAGATGTCCAGTCAAGCTCGTTTAGCGAGCTATCTTTGGAGCTTAGGAAAAGAAACACTTCCGCACCAACTGCACAAACAAAAGAGCCGAGCCTTTTACAGTTCATTGGCAGACATAAAGATGTTTTGAAAAAAACAGAATTCCACTTGGTTGCCGAATCAGTTTTACTTGATGACGAAACTGTTTGGGCTGGTCATGATAATGATGGACTCATTACGCAACTTTGGGTAACTAAGCAATGAAAGCAACGCACGATGTTTATATGTGCAGAGAAAAATCAGAGCTGCAAAAAATAATCGAGATTAACGAGCGCAAGCAATGGGAAGCAATTCGAGAGGATATTCGCGCTTGGTACATAGCAAATCCGATGGTCATTAAAACAAAAAGCCCCAAATAGGGGCTTCTTTTATTGTGGCTGATTAACTGATTGCCTTAGCTTCATGGCATCATTAACGCGCATTGAATTGCCTTGTATCTTCTTGTAATCAATATCCGCACCAGCCTTCTCAGCATCGACTTGCAAATACAGTCTATCAGTCTCAGCTTGGAACATCTTGATTTCATTAGCCACAGCGCCGTTCTGCGCCTTGGCTTGTTCTGCCATAGCTAAAGCCATGTTCGGATCCTGCTGTTGGCTTTGAGCTTCCTGAGCTTGTTGTAATGCTTGTTCTTCTTGCTCAGTTTCTGGCTGACGAATACCCATCAGCACAAGCTGAACTCCTGCCCACTCTCTCAAGTCTTGCATCTCTGCGCCGTCAGTTAAGCGAAGCATTTTGAGTTGGATAATCTTAGCAAGCTGCGGGTCGAGTGCTGCGGCTTGTGGCAGCATCATTTCAAGCTTTTCCATTGATTGCTGCTTGCTTGTGTCGTATGCCTTGCCGATGTCTGCGTAAACTTCAAACTTGGCTTGTGTTAAGTCGTTCAACACTTTGATTTCGCCGCTGTCAATGTCTAACACCTGAGTCATCAGTTCAACTTCTTCACGGTTGCCATCTGCTGACATGGTTGTAACTTTGCGAGGTGCATCGTAAGTCTCTGCCGCCATTGCTGCGTAAACTTCAGCGTCGCGCCGGATGGCGTACTTGCGGTTCTCTTGGAAGCCCATTGACTGTTGGTCGAACATGCCTGCAAGCTGATTGATTGCCTTTCCTGACAGGTCAGTGTCAGCAATGTTGTTCGGCAAGCCTGGATTTGCTACATCTTCAACAGCCATCCGCATTTCTGCCATGAGTTGCTGTAATGATGTTGGTACAGGTTGCTCTAATGATTGACCAACGGGACCGCCTGGCAACTCATTACCATTAGCATCAAACCGATTGACCAGCAAGTAAGGATAAGCCGAATCCGCGCCCGTTTCCTCGTGCATGTGCTCGAAGCCTTGCACCTGCTCTGGGAAGTAAATCGGCTTCACTCGTGGAGATTGACCAACGATACTTGCAAGGTATGACATGGTAAAGTCTCGCAGCATTTGCGGGTCTTTCGCCGCCTTAACAATGCCCTCGTAATGTTCAACGCCTTGAATGTATGCTCTATCGCCGTACTGCGGGATGATTGGGATCAATCCGCCAGCAACTCGCTTAGGCTTGCCGATAATGCCCGAGCCTGTCACATAGTATTTGTCGCAGACGTTCTTTTCTATTTCTTTCTCGCCAACAAGCTCGAAGCCTGCCGCTAATAACTCTTCGTCAACCTCACCAGCTTTCTTGCCTTTCTCTTGCTCGAATGCCTGCATGGTGCCGAATTGGTCAGTGAAGAGCTGAATTCGAACCTTGGTTTTGTATGCGTGATAATACTCACCAACGTAAATGATTTCAGAAGCACCGCCAACATCAGCCCACGGA